GGAGTCCCGCGACGCTGAAGGACTGGCAGGGGGTTCCACCAACGAGAAGATCGAAAGCTGCATCGGGCCAGGTCCTGTAAGCTTCGAGATCGCCGAAGTTCGGGGTGAGGTGAGGGGTGCCCGGATCGGGCAGCCCGGCGACCGCCTTGATCGCCGCCATCCGCTTGCGGCGTTCGACAAAGCCGGGTGCGGCCTCTGGCGCAGGCATGAACAGGGGCCGGGTTGCCCGCTGGCGATGGGCCAGCACATGGCAAGCGAAGGGGTCGATCTCGGCAAAGGCCGCCGGCCGCCAGCCGAGCGGTTCCCAGGCGACCGAGGCCGCCTCGATCCCGCTGCAGACGCTGAGATAGGTGAAGGGCTTGGTCATGCCGGGCCTCGATTCTGGGGGGCACCGCATGCGCAAACGCCCCCTCGGCGGAACCGCGGGGGCGCTAAATCGCTGAGCGGAGGTGATAGCAGGCTGGTCAGAGCCCGCTTTTCTGGATGCCGTGGCGCAGAGTGCCGAGGCCGATGGCATTCATCACCACCAGCATCCAGTCGTCGCCCAGCGCCACGCCGGGCACGTCGAGGCCGAAGCCCTTTTCCAGAACGACCACCGCCAACAAGGCGGCCATCACGAGGTAGGTCTTGTATCCGTCGATTGTGGACAGCATCGAAGTCTCCTTTTGGGGCGCAAGTGCGCCATGCCCGGCGGCACCACGCCGCGGGTTCGGGTTGGGTCAGGGAAGAACTGGGATCGGAGGGCGGACCTAAATCCAGCCCGCGACGCGGAAGCCCGGACAGGCCTTCGCGGCATAGGTGTTGTGGCCAGTGACGCGTTCGATCTGCGTCCGGCCCCGGATATCGGCGATCAGGGCGCGCAGGGTCCGCGCCTGCGCCGAGGTGAAATGCTCGGCGAACGTGTCGTCGGCATCGGCCCCGTGCCCACCGATCAGGCAGATGCCGATGGTGCCCCGGTTGTGGTCGACGACATGCGCGCCGATGTCGGTCTCGCGCCGTCCTGCTGCGCGCTGGCCGTCGAAGTCGATCAGCCAGTGATAGCCGATGGTGCGCCAGCCCCGGTCCTGCATGTGCCAGCGCCGGATTTCGGCGAGCTTGGCTGCGAGAGGGGCGTTGGCCATCCACTCGGGCCGCGTGGCGCTGCAATGCAGGATGATCTCGCGCACCTGATAGCGGGCGGTGCCCTGGAGGATCATCGGGGGTCCGGTCATCGGTCGTCTCCATGAAAAAAACCCACCGTAGGGCGGGCGAGGTGTCCGAACTGGAAAGCTTGTGTGCTGGTCAGAAGATCAGGAACAGCACCACGCCGCAGGCGAGGGCGACGAGCCAGACCCGACCCTCGCGGCGCAGGAGGGCGGGCAGATCACGGCTGCGCATCATCGTCCTTCCGGTTGGTGCCAGCCTTGGCCGTATCGGCGCGCCGGGCGCGGAAGATGTCGATGATCAGCCCCGAAATCGACATGCCGCCGATGCCGACGACGAAGCTCGAGAACCCGGCGCTGTCGCCGCCCGGGGCCAGCTTGCCGATCACCGGCTCGAGGATCGGGGCGACCAGCGGGCCGAGGTAGACGGCGCAGATCGAGCCGACGAGCAGCGACAGTACACCATCCCGCCAGTGTTCGCGCAGGGTGACCCAGCGCACGATGCCACCGAGGGCCCCGGCCAGGGCCGCCTTGCCCGGCTCGGTCCAGAGCCAGTTGATCAGATCGGGGCGTTCGGTCATGTGGGGCTCCTTCGGGAAGGGATGGGGCAATCAGTCATGCCGCCCGCAGCCAGACGGCGGTTGCGGGTCCGGCATTGATCTCGCTTGAGACGAAGGCCCAGCTGGCGGGCGCGGCACCCGCATAGGTCAGGGTCCGGCGCAGCACCTTGCGGGCGGTTGTTGCGATGGCCCCGCCATTGATGTCCGGGGTTGCGGTCGCGGCCCAGGCTGAGAGCGTGGCGGTCGAGTTATGCCGGACGCCGATCCAGTAGACCGTGCCCCGCCGCAGGGTCAGCGAGACGGTCGCGAGTTTGGTTCCGGTGGTCGAGCAGTCCAGATCGCCGGTCTCCGTCAGGCGCTGATCGGGGCGGCCGTTCGCGTCACTGGAATAGACCGTGATCTTCGCCAGCGCCGAAGCGACTGCCCCGGTGCAGTTGATCGCCAGCCGGTCGAGCGTCACGTCTGCTCGCGGGCTGAAGGGGAACAGATCGAACTGGTTCGCAACCCCTGCCAGCGTGCCGGGTGCCGCCCCGCCTGCACCGGTCGTGGTGAGCAGGAAGTCGCCCGCGACCGGTGAAAGCCACGGGATATCCTCGTCCGCCAGGGAGCGTGTGATGCCGCCGAGCCGGGCACGCAGCTGCCCGGCGGTGCTGTTGAACCAGACCCAGCCGTCCGCAGGCGTGCCGGGATCAGCCGCCAGCGGGTCGAGCGCCACGCCCACCGGGAAGCGCATCCGGCCGGAATTGCGATCTGCGATCGCCGCGTCGTAGAAGGTCGATCCGTTCGGGCTGACCTTGAGCGTGAAGTCGTCCGATCCGCCCGTGCCGAAGATCGCCCGCGTGCTGAAACCGGTCTGAAACACCAGCAGCGCATCGTTCGCAGCCGCCGCCTTGTTCAGCACCATCTGGAAGGATGTGCCGGCGTTGTTGAACAGGGCCGCAGGCGCGTTGACCGACAGCCGATTGGCGGCGTCCGGGGTTGCCCCGCCGAGGCCGAGGCGGTTCAGGACAGCGTTCGCCGCCGGGTCGAGAGTCCAGACCGATCCGCCACCCGACACGACCACGTCGCCCTTGTCGCCGTCAGAAATGCCGCCGCCGACTGGCGTCCAGGCCGTGCCGTTCCAGACGTAAAGGCCTGCGTCCGCCACGCTCCAGGCCAACCATCCCCGCCGTGGCACGAGGCGCAGCCACGCTCCGTCGGTCCAGAAGGCGACGTTCAGGTCCCAGCCTGTCCAGAGGCCCGTCGCACCGCTGGCCACGATGTAGCGGTCGCCGTCTGTCGGAGATCCTGGTGGCGTGGTCAGAACGCGGCTCAGGACGCCGATCTGTACCATCCCGTCGAGGAGGAGCAGGGCGTCGTTGTGGGTGACGTGCTTCTGCGCCTGCGCCGACAGGATTTGCGGCAGCGCGAGGTTGCTGGTCGGGTTCGGCATGGGAGGCCCCCTCAGGTGAACAGGGTGACGATTGCAGGCGTGCCTCGCCCGAGCCGGGCGGATAGCTGGTAGATGCGGACGGTGAAGGACTGGCCGGGTCCGAGGACCGCGCCGAAGTCGGCGATCTGCGCTGCGGCGCTGTAGAGGGCGGAGGTCGTGCCCGAGGAAAGCGTGCGCTTTAACGTAGCGCCGTCCCGGATTTCCACCTCGTAGGCTTCGCCGGACTCGGCCAGGGGCGGCTCGCCGATTTCCCAGGAGTCCGCCGACAGATCGCGCGAGCGGCGGACCCAGCGGATGGTCAGGTCGCCTGGTACCCGCCCGGTCCGCCACGGCTGCTCGACGTTCACCGGCGCAAAGGGCACAAGGCCCCGCCCAGTCGGCGTGAACGCCTGGCCCATGTAGGTCGGATCGCTGACCCCGCGCGACGCCGGGCCGACACGCCAGTTCCAGGCCAGCCCGATCTCCGCCTCGGCGATGGGCAGCGGGACGATCAGATCGTCCAGCGCCACGATCCGCGCGCCCACGGGTGCGGGGTTGCCCATCGCCCATTCCGTGCCGCGCTGCCCGCGCAGGAGGCGCGAGAGCCTGTAGCGCCCTGGCGAGACAAGCTCGGCGGTCGCCGCCTGCAGGATTTCCCAGGTACCCGGCGCGCTTTCGACCGCGAAAGCGTTCGCCCCGCGCAGCACATCGAGGTCGGTCACGCTGGCGAGCGTGCCTGAGTTGAGATCGACCAGCACCGAATTGCCCAGATCGAAGAGGCTCACCGGGCCGGGATAGAGCGCTGAGGCAAGCTTGCCCATTCGCGCGCGACCGTCGACGCCGGTCAGAAAGGCGAAGCTGTCCAGCGCTGGACTGCGATACACGCCCAGCGCGCCCGGCCACGGGGCCGCGTCGGCCGCGAGATAGGGCCGATGGGCGGGCACGTCCTCGCGAAGCTGTGGCAGGTCCATGAATTCGACCACAGGCTGGCCGAAGACCACCGGGCGCGCGATGGATGCGAGGCGCGGCTCGCCGGGCGGCAGATCGTAGGCCTCGCGGTCCTGCCGGACGCATTCCAGCGTCCGCGCGGCCGCATCCGCCGTCTGCACAATCCGCATCTGCAGGGTGCGTCCGTCGATCACGAGGCCGACCACATCGCAGGGATCGAGGGCAAGGCGCGAGGGCGGCAGCCGGAAAGTTGCGGTCTCGCGCCCCACCCAGGCCTCGACCAGCGCGCGGCGGCAGCGCCGCTCGGCTTCCTCGGGCGGCACGGCAATCGCGAAAGCCTCGGCGGCGATCCGGGTGCTGTCGACCGTGATCCTGCGGGCCTCGACGATGACGGCGTCATAATCCTCGTCGGCACGGGCGATGGTCCATTTCAGGGCCTGCGGCAGTTCGGATTCCTGCGCGCGGACGATTTCCAGCGGCTCGCCTTTCCCCCCATCACCAAGACCCCCGTCGCCCGCCACCATGCCGTCGGGCGTGACGGACAGGACCGGCGCACGACCCCGCATGACGAAGCGGATTTTGCCCTCACTCTCGACCGCATCGAAACCGAAGTGGCGCGACAGTGCGTCGATTGAGGTCCGCGGGCTTTCCAGCGCGGAGATCACATAGCCTTCGACCGCGCCCCAGAGGCCCGAGACGTCGATGCGGGCGGCGGGCAGGCCCGCACGGGTGCACAAGGCCCGGACCAGTGCGGCCAGCGATACCGCGCCCAACCGTCCGGTGAGCCAGTGGCCGAGCCGCCAGTTCGCGCCGTCCGCCCAGATATCCGACAGCGCGGGAAAGAAGGGATAGGGCCGGGCGTCCCAGGTCCAGGCGGCGCATTCCGCCAGATTGAGCATCGGCGCGCCGTAGACGCCTGACGTCGGGTTGTTCGCGGCATTGCCCCAGTAGAGCCACGACGCCTCAAGATAGGCCCGCTGGACCCCGTCGTCGCGCCAGCCCCGCGAGAAGTAGGGCGCGAAGCTTTCCGAGGATTTCGGATCGACGAACACGTTCGGCTGGTTGCTGCCCCGGTCGATGGCAGGGCAGCCGATCTCGGTAAACCAGATCTGCTTGCCCTGCGGCACCCAAGGAGTGGGCGATCCGCTCTCGGTCCCGCCCGGTCGGTTGAAATGCGGGTTGCTCCACCAGCTGCGGATATCCTTGTACCGGAAGACCCAGGGCTTGCCCGCTCCTGCGTCGGTGATCGGCGTCCGGGTCTGGGCGGCACGGGCGGCGTCGGAGGCGTAGAACCACGCAAAGCCCTCGCCGCCCGCGATGTTCGCCTGAAGATAGACGCGGTCGTGGATATCCGGCCAGGTGAGCGCGTCGAGGTGCTGGTCGCCGTCCCGCCAGTCCGAGAGGGGCATGTAGTTGTCAATGCCGACGAAGTTGATGTTCGCGTCCGCCCAGAGCGGGTCGAGATGGAACCAGACGTCGTTCGAACCGTCCTGAGGCTGGTGGCCGAAGTATTCCGACCAGTCGGCCGCATAGCTGATCTTTGTGCCTGCCCCGAGGATCGCGCGGACGTCGGCCGCCAGCGTCTGGAAGGCGGCGACCGCCGGATAGGTGCCCGCAGAACTCCTGATCTGGGTCAGACCGCGCATTTCCGTGCCGATCAGGAAGGCGTCCACCCCGCCTGCCGCCGCGCAGAGGTGGGCGTAGTGCAGGATCATCCGGCGCAGGCCCCAATCGCTGGCCGGGCCGGTGAAGGTCACCGTCGTGCCCGAGACGGTGAACTGCGTGCGCAGCGCCGTGCCGAAGAAGGCGGCGGCCTGCGTCGCTGCCGCTGCCGTCTTGTCCGGCGATCCCGTGTAACTGGCGGCGGGCGAGCAGGTGATCCGCCCGCGCCAGGGGAACACGCTCTGGCCGACACCGGCGGCGCTGGCGCTGTAGGGGTTCGGCTTCGTGTTGCCGGGCGGGATATCCATCATCACGAACGGGTAGAAAGTGACGCGCTTGCCCCGCGCCCGAAGCTCCTGAATGGCCTGCACGATGCTCGCGTCCGAAGGCGTGCCGCCATAGACCGGTCGCCCGTCGATCTGGCTCACAACGCCATAGGACGCGCGCGGCAGGCCGCCGACGGACCATGCCGGTGTCGTCGTCTTTGCCGCCACCTCGACCTTCGGCTTCACCGTGCAGACGCCTGCCCGCAGATCATCGCCGAACCAGGCCGAGACCAGCGAGACGCTTTGCACCGCCGGTGCCAGCGCCGAGAGGCGGTCCAGCGAGACGTCAAGGTCCGGCACATCGGCCAGCGCATTGCAGTTCTCCGCGCCCGCCCCGTCCCGCCGGATCAGGCTTGTCGCATAGGCAGCCTCGCCCGAGGCCGGGATCAGCGTCACCGCTCCGACAAGACCCTCGGCGGTATCGGCCTCGGCCAGCGGGCGGAATACCTCGAAGGACAGCTGCGGCAGCCGGTTGCCGTAGCGTTCCAGCGCCAGCTCTTCGAAGACCACATAGGCGGTTCCGCGATAGGCCGGGGTGACGGCGGCCCCCATCCGGGCCGCGATCAGCGGGTCGGCACCCTGGCTTTCGCTGCCGGGATACCAGCGCCAGACGACTCCGGCCATATCCATCGGCGCGCCGTCGGCCCAGATGCGCCCGATGCCGGTGATCGGGCCTTCACAAAGTGCGACCGCAAAGGACGACGAATAGAGATACTCGGTCGTCGTGACCGTCGGTCCGCGCCGCCCGCCCTTGCCGCCCCCGCCCTGGGTCTCGGTCGTCACGATCTCCTCGCGGAAATCGGTGGCCCAGATGATGTTGCCCCCGAGGCGCATCCGCCCGAAGAGGCGCGGCAAGACCGTGCCCTCGGTCGCGGACGTGATCCGCAGACCGTCCAGGCGCGCGCCCTCGATCCGCTGGCCGGGTGTCAGCGACGCCAGCAGATAGCTGTCGACAACCGAGCCGATCGAGGAACCGACCAGCCCCCCGATGGCGGCCCCGGACAGCCCGAGGATGGTCCCGCCGAAGCCCGCGCCCAGCGCGGAGCCGACAGCACCGAGGACGAGGGTCGCCATGTCAGAGGATCTCCTAATGTGCAGGAAAGAGGAAGGCCAAGGCGATGCGCCGCGCCCATGCGGTCGTGAGCGGTTCCTCGACAACGCCCAGCCCCTCGTAGGCGTGCAGGAACGTGGCGGGTCCAGTGGCGGGGCCCGTCAGGATGCCGATGTGCTTCGCGATGGCCCCGCGCCGCATCCGGAACAGGACCAGCGCCCCCGGCCCGGCCTCCGCGACCGGCACCATCAGCATCCACCGCCCCGCGCCGTCCGCCAGCACTTCGAACGGTCCCGCCTCTCCCCAGTCCCGGCTGTAGGCGGGCACCGGCAGCGGCTCGGGGCCGACCACCTCGCGCCAGA